AAAGACTTAGTGTGTTACTGATGTAGTAACTGTCTGTGCTTATTTCTTCAATTGTGTCTATATCACCACTTAGTTGACCCCAATCTTTGCTATAATCATCATTTAAAAATTCATCAATTGTTAATGCATCAACTGGTTCATTTAAATCTTGGTAAAGTTCAAATACTTCACCTGCTGCATTATCAATATACATCATTCCTAGTGCATTTAATCTTTGTTGACTGTCATTACCTCCACTTGCGGCAGTAAATGATGCAGTATCATAACTGCTACCTAATCCTGTTAGTGTAACTTTAACAGGTGTAGTTAGTGGTGTAGCACTATCAAAGTTAATGTTTGCTATAGTTTGATTTGGTATACTAGTAAAATATTTAACTGGATTTGTTAATGCGGAATCATAATATAAATCTACTGTAGTACTGTTAATAATATCAACATGAAGTTCATGTCCATTTCTATCTGCTAGTGTATTATCAAATCCACTTAGTAAAACGTTATCACCATCAACAAAATCACTGCTATCTGCTACTGTAAGTCTCACGGCAGGACTTGCATCAGTATCACTAGCACTTACATCTGTGTTAATTAATACACTGTCAATTGTAATCAGGGGCTGATTATAATAACTGTATATCATAATGTTTTCTAAACCATTTTCAGTTCTTACAGCTTTGTGGAATTTACCTGTTGCAGTGATAAGATCACTTACTGTGTCTACTGGTGCTGTTTGTCCAGTAACCCATGCTTTGTATGTTCCGTCTTTTAAATCTAAAATTCTTTTGTAATATCCAGTTTCACTTCCACCTGTTGTAGCTCCATAATAATTTGGATTAATATAACCTGTAGCTGAGTGATTTGGATATGTGTATATGCTTAACATTAATAAATCCCCTGTTTGCCGCGTCTATTGTAAGCATGTTGTATTATGCCTTCAATTTGCCTTTTGTTCTTTAACAGAAATTCAGTTCCTGTTTGTGTATCAATTGCTTGTATTGTTATATTTACCGGCGGTGTGTTACCTGCAAAATCTTTCATTGGTGTTACTGTTGCTGGTCCTGTTATAATCTCAGCGCCTGCTTCTCCTACAATACCTTGTTTACCTGCACCAATATGTCCACCATCTGCAAACAAACTGTTGCGTGCAAAGTGTCCGCCAATAAAGTCACCTGCACTTTTGAACATACTAAATGGATCAATTGAATTTCTTGCAAATCCACCGTCAAGTATGCCACCTAAGTTGAAGCCTTTGTTTCCGCCACCAAATAGTCCACCTAATGCACCTAACAAGTCATTAAGCAATGTTCCACCATTAAGTGTATCACTGATTAGATCTTTTAATGTGCTTTTCCATAATCCTGCAAAACTACTAAAGTTTAAGTTACCTTCAACTAATCCATCAGCTAGTGTATCATTGAAATCTTTGTTAAATTTATCTGCAAAGTCTTCAAATCCCTTGCCAACTTCTTCAGTTTGGTCTTTAATTGATTTTGTTGCGTTCTTTGTAGCTTCACTTGTTTTAGCCATTTCTTCACGTATTCTAGCTTGTACTTTTGCATATTCATCAGCACTGTATACACCTGCTTCATATGCCTCTTTGGCTAATTCAAGATCTTTGTTGTGTTCTTTCATTTGTGCTTCTAGAGGATGTAATTGGTCATATAGTCTAGTGGCTGCATCTGCTAGTTGTAATTTAGATTCAGCGGCTTCTCTTTCAAGTCTTGCTATTCTTGTAATTCTATCTTCATATCCAGCCATAGTTTCAATTAACTGTTGTGTTGCTGGATCAAGTTCAACTAATTTTTGTTTTAGTTTAACTATTGCGGCTGCATATGCATCTGTGTTTGGTCCACCTTCTGCTATTTTTTGATTTAGTGTATCAATCATAGCATTGATTTCTGCCATTTCAGTTGCTACAGGAAACAGTTGTTCTTGTAATCTAGTCCAAGTAGCTGCCCATTCTTCAGCTGCAACTTGGGCTTGTTTTTCTGCTTCTGCTAATTTTTCTTGTTCTTCTCTTAGTAATTTTGTTTTTTCAGCTGCTTGTTGCATTATTGGATCAACATATGAAGTTGCTTCAGCTAACATTTCATTTTGTTCTGCTAGTGCGGCTGCGGCTTCTTGTGCCAAATCATATTCTTCACCAGCTAATCTGGCTGCTTCAGCGGCTTTGCTTATAGCATCTGCTACTTCATCTGGCAGTGAGTCAAGCAATGCTTGTCCCATATCACTGGCTTTTTGTGTTACATATTCTAATCCATCTTGTGCAAATTCACCTAATGCGGCACCAACTTCTCTTGCTTCTTTATCAAATTCATTAAATGCACCAGTCATTCTAGCTAACCAGTTGTACGCATCAATTAGACCATCAACAAAGCTGTAAAACTTTTCTTTCATCCAATCAATTAGTCCACCAATTTTACCACTTAAGAAATTACCAAATGTTGCAAATGCACTACCTAAACTATCAAGTACTGCTTGTACTTGTACTATAGTTCTACCTAGTCCATTTTTAACACTCAAATAACCTATTAAACTTGCTACTGCTGTAATAACTAATCCAATTGGATTAGCTCTCATAACTGCATTTAATACTTTGAATGCACCTGCTGATTTTGTTATAAATGATGCTAGTTTGAGTGCAATAAGTCCTTTTGCTGCAGTTAAAAAGAAGTCAAAGTGTTCTACTGTAAATGCAACTGCATCACCTAATGCTCTAACGGCTGTTGCTAATGCACTACCCAATGCTTGTGCCATTTTATCTATGGCTGCTTTGTTGTCATCTATGAATTTTCTTACTCTTGCTAATTGATCTTTGAGTGCATCAAATACACCACTTTCCATTGTGGTCTTTTTGAATTGCATCCAAGCATCACCCATCATGCTTATTTGTCCATCCCAAGTTTTGGCCATTTCAGCTGTTGCACCTGCTAAACTTGTAGTACCGTTAGCAAATGCATCACGGATCATTTTTTCTGTTTGTTCAGCAGTGTATTGTACGCCTTCTTGGAAACCAAGCATACTTTTAACACCTTTTTCACGGAACATATCAGCTGCGGCAATACCACCACTGAATGCTCTTTGTAATTGGCTTGATACTTCTTGGAATGTCATTCCAGTAGCAGCCGCAATATCACCAGCCATATCTAATGTATCTGCTAGTTGATCTACGCTACTTACTGTTAATAAACTTGGTGCGGCTGCTGCCATGTCTTCCATAGCAAATGCACTGCGTGAAGCTGCCGCTTCAACAATGTCTAATGCTTGTGCACCTGATTTGGCATTACCTGTAATAAATTTTAACTGTACATTTAAGTTTTCAAACTGTGTTGCAGTTGCCATAAAACTTTGTGCAAGTTTAATACTACCTAATGCCGCTGCGGCACTGGCTGCTAATGTGCCCATAGTTTTTAAAGCACTATTGGACTTTTTAGCGTTTTGATCTATTTTCTGTAATTGTTTGTTTGTTTTGCTTAAGGCTTTTGAGGCTTTATTATTAGCTACAATGTCAATTTCATATCTACTAGTACCGCTCATAGTATTGTTTTCCTTTTATTTTTGTTTGGTCTTTCTAAGTGCTGGTTCAACAATACCACGTGGTGCTTGCCTACTTGTTGGTCTACCTTCACTGCCATCTAGTATACTTGCGTAACCAACACGGTTATCAAGTATCTTTTTTCTACTAGAACGGTCATCAATTTTTAATTTAGTTAGTTGACGCCACTTTCTACGGGCTGCACCAGTATCTATGGGTGTTGTTGTGCGTAGGTTCTTTTCAAGGTCATTAACATAATTACCCCAATCAGCATTGACTTGGCTAACTATTTCTTTGTAAGTATGTTTACTACTTTTAGCTCTTAACATAGTTATTTCCTACTTTTAGCGGCTGCCTTCTTTTGAGCATTATGAATATGCTCATAGTATTTAGCCCACCCTTCTAATTCCAAGTGACTCACATTTTCCATGACCCACTCTACACTTTGACCTAAACTTTCTGCTACTTTAAAAAGGAACAGTAACTCTAGATCTTCACTTAGTTTCCCAGGCTATTCTTTGCCTCTTCCTTTGCAGTTTGCATAGCGCCAACTACACGGATAATAACCTCTGGATCTACTTCTCTCATTAATACAACTTTGTCTGCTGCATTGAATACTTTGTTACCATCTTTATCAAGTGATTTTGCTATTAGTGTTTCAACTAATGCTTCAACTGTTTCACCTTTTGAATGAAGGTCAAGTATTTTCTTTTCAGTAGCAAATGATGTTGCTGTTCTAAAGTAGA